TTTACGCTCCAATCGTTGCCGGTCACCTTCAACGATTGGAGCGTAAAGGGTGCATCGAGCTTTTGCCGGATACGTCGCGTGGCATCCGGCTCTTGAACGTCATGGCTGAAAACGCACTGGACGATCGGCAACGCGAACTTGTCGCTGCTGCCCGTCATTTGTTGGAGGATGACGTCGATGATTACATCTTCCATTTCAAGCGGTTAGAAGCGGCAGTTAAAGCGTACGCAAAGGAGTAGCAATGTCAGACCACGAAACGTTCGGGCAAATGGTGAAGCGGCTCAGGTTGTCGCAAGAGATAACGCTGCGGTCATTTTGCCTGGAGCACAATTATGACCCAGCCAATCAAAGTACGCTTGAACGTGGCAAACGACTGCCGCCCGTCAGCGAATATGTCGTCTGCCGGTTGCTGGTGTGCCTTGGCGTCGAGCGTCAATCCGATGACTGGTACAATCTGTTTGATTTGGCGGCAGCAGAGAACGGGCGCATCCCAAGCGACCTTGCCGAAAACCCGGAATTCTTACGCACGTTGCCCGAGTTATTTGCTAGAATGAGACGCGACTTAGGCCAACCAAAACGGGAGACGAGACATGCCTGAAACCCCAGACAAATCCGTCTGCCAGCCAATCGCCGATCCAACTTACACAGGCGACTGGCTCGTGCAGCATTCAAAGCACATAGGCAGCAGCGATGCGGCTGCAATCTGCGGGATGTCGAATCGTCGCCAGCCGTACGATATCTGGTCAGAGAAAACAGGCCGCACCGACGGCGAAGAGCAAAACGACTACATGCGACGCGGCAAGGCATTCGAGCCGGTCATTGCGGACGAATACGCACTGACGGTTGACGATCGGCTGACCTACCCCTGCCCGATGTACGAGAGCCTACGCTGGCCTTTTTTGGCATCAACACCCGACGCAATGGTCACTCAGGCAAAGCGTGGCGTCGAGATTAAACTCGCCCACTGGACACAGGCGATGAAGCTCGGCGAAGAGGGCAGTGACCAGATATTCCCCGAATGGGTGATCCAGGTCCATCTACAAATGCTGGTGACCGGCTGTGAGACGACCGACGTCTACGTGTGCGTGTCCCCGCACGAGTACAGGCTATTCCGGGTCGAATTCAACCAGCGGCTCGCAGACGGGCTCCTGGGGCGTCTGACGGCGTTCTGGGAATTGGTGCAAACGGATATTCCGCCTGATATCGACTTTGGCCACGCCTCAGCGAAGGCCATCCTGGATCGTGTGGAAATCAAAGGCGAGTCGATCCAACTTTGCTCGGACGATTTGGTCGGATCGGTCGCGACTTACAAAGAGTACGGCAAGCGGATCACAAAGCTGACCAAGGCCCGTGAGATTCACCGCCTACGGCTCATTGCCGCAATGGGCACGGCCGAGACGTGCGAACTGCTGGCAGCCGACGGTAAGCCGATGCACGTGTTGAAGCGGAGTCAGATAGAGGCGTCAAAGGTCGCGTACGATCGCAAGGCGCACAAGAAGTTGTCGATATCAAAGCCGAAAGGGAAACGATGAACGAACAAGCCAAACAAGAAGATGATCGCTCCGAGTGCCGAATCGAACTTGATGCCGACGAGACAGAAATTATTGGCCCAATGATAAGTCACATTGATGATTATTTTAGGGAGGGAGATATAACTATGGAGATCGAAGTCATCGGTGGAAAAGGTGGTCAAGTAGATGGTAGTCTCCATCTTGTAATCACGGGTCCAGAACGTGGTCCAGCGTGTAGTCGAGGGTACGCATTTTATTTCGGCTGGACAGCAGGCAAACGCCGCATTGAAAACGGAGGGACGTCACGGATGGCGGAAGCCATGACCAAGCTAACCTACACAACCGAACTGCCGACCGATCTGGGGTGGTTTCTGTATTTTGATGGCAAATTCATGTTGTGTGAAGTTGTTGACGTGTGTGGGGCGTTGTTTGCCTGGGAGCGTTACGCCCCATTTGGGCGTGACCTGGAAACAATGGCCGGCAAATGGGCCGGCCCGCTGGAGGAGCCTGAGTGATGGAATTCAACGATAACGTCGCAGAGCTAATCGTAATACCGGATGAAAAATACGGGCGACCGGCAGCATGGACAAAAAACTTCGCCGCTCATGTTGCCCACGCTGCGGAGAGACGCACCGGTTTCATCCAGTGTCCGACGCCGCTGTGTCAAGAAGTTTGTGCCCGAGTCGACGAATTAGAAACAGCACTGCGCATGATTGTGCATCGCCTGGAGACGCACGGGGGACACAATATCCCGGACTACGGCGGGGCGTATCGTGTGGCGTATGAAGCAGTGATGCCAGACGAAAGCGAGAATGACGATGAGTGACGACCAAGCGAAGATGCACAACCACGCAAACGAGTGGCGGAACGCGGCGGAGCGATTGCAGAAACGCATTGCCGAACTGGAATCAGACCAACGTGAGTTCGCGAAATACGAACACCGCGTCGCCGAACTGGAAGCGGAAGTCGAGCGGCTGAAAGAAGATTGCAAGATGCAGGTCGAACTGATCGAGGCCGTGGAATTCTTTGATGGGCCAGATGCCGAGCGCAAACGATGCGGCCAACAACTGGCGGCAATCGGCGAAGAGTTTGTCGAAGGTATGGCGGAAGTTGAGGACGAGATCGGCAACGCATTCGCGGAAGTCCGCGAAGCGTCTCGTCGGGCAAATACTAAGCCCGTCACGCAAAAGCCCAGCTTGCAGGCCGTGTTTGATGCGGTGGTGCGGTATCGGGCGAACGGCGGTAGCGAAGGCCTGAATGATGTCCTCGAAAGTGCGACATGGCCCATGATTGTATCAAAAGTAGGCTTTGTCGCCGTCGCAGGTAGGCACAATCTAAAACCGGACGTCATCGACGCCGTGGAATGGGTGACATGACAGCGACTCAAATATGCGTGACCAGCGTAGTCGCGCTTACGTCGGTAGCACTCGGCTGGTGTATAGGCTGGGCAATGCGATCGAGAAAAGCCAAACGCGAAGAATGGACGTACGAGCCCGTCTTTGGGGATTGGTCGCCTGAGTCTATCGCCAAGCGGAAGGCGCTTTATGACGCGTGGTTTAAGCCGGATATGCGTAGTGATTAGCCTAGACCGCTGCCCAGCAGACACGCTAAAATACAACCGCGATTAGGGGCATCTTCAAGTAGCCAAAGGAGACAGGACAATGCCACGCGATCGACAGATTGCAAACGTCGGGCAGTTTCGGGAGACGATGGGGGTCATCTTCAAATCACCAACCATCCAAGATCGGTTGGCGGCGGTTGGCGCCGAGCCCGCTTTGTGGCGTGCGTTCGTGATGAACGCCATTGAGCGATCACCAGAGTTGGCCAGTTGCACACCACGATCGATCGGCTTGGCAGTGATGCAAGCGGCTTCGATGAAGCTGGAGCCCAATGGCCGCGACTTCGCCTTGGTGCCATTCGGCAACACCTGTACGCTCATCATCCAGTATCAGGGCATGATCGCTTTGGCGTATCGCTCCGGCCTTGTCGCCAAGATTGAGGCCGAAGTTGTCTACGAACACGACGAGTTCAACTACTCGAAAGGCACGGGATCGAATGAGTACATCGCGCACAAGGCGACACTAGAAGATGACCCCGGCGCATTGGTGTGCGTCTGGGCAAAGGCTATTTTGAGAACCGGCGGCGAGGTGTTCGTTGTCGTGCCCAAACGCGAAATAATGAAACGTAAAGCGATGTCTCGTGGATCGGATAAGCCGTCATCACCTTGGGTAAAGTGGGAGCCGGAGATGTGGCAAGCAAAGGCAATCCGCATCCTCGCCGACTTCTTACCGCAGTCGCCCGAAATGACGAACGTGCTTGGCTTTGAGAGTGCGACAGAGGCCGGCATCGCTCCCGAGTTGCCACTACTGACGATCGAAGGTGCCGACGATCCTTTTGACGTCGACGTCGCCACACGTGAAATCGAAGGCCAGAGCCAGACGGATGCCGTGGCCGATGCACTCACTGTCCCGGCAACGCAATCGCCCGAGAATGCTCGTGCGCCCGAACGTTGCCAAGCGACGGGCGAATTGTTGCCACCTGATTTGGAATAGAATGGCATAGTCAAACGGATTTACTCAAACCGAAAGGATTCACCCATGCTGATTCTCTCACGCAAGAAAAGTGAAACGATTGAAATCAATGGCGGCTTCGCTAAGGGCGGCATCACGATCATGGTCTTCTCGATTCGCGGCGATAAGGTGCGGATTGGTATCGACGCTCCACCGGATGTACCTATCAATCGCGGCGACATTCAGAAGTTGATTGATGCCAAGTCTGAGCCTGTCGAAGTAGACGAAGCTGCAACTGCCAAGTACAGGGTGTTTTGCCCTCATTGTTACGCTCCGTACGCAGTGCGAGAGCGGCGGATAAACGGTAACGACACCTGTGGGAACGGGCATGTATACCCGAGCATCGACGCGGTTATGCTGACTACAAGTGATTCGGCCACCGCATGAACGAACGGGGTATCTATTATTTGTCACGAGACCAAGGAGAACCCATGATTGGACCAACCGTAGGGCGTATTGTTTGGTATTGGCCAAGCAAAGGAGATCATCCAGAGCCGAGCACCGGTCCGCTCGCAGCAATCGTTACGCATGTATACAACTCACGCCGCGTCAACTTGCGAGTATTCGACAGTGAAGGTGAAGCACATGCCCTGACGGACATCCTGTTATTGCAGCCCGAAGATGATAGGCCCGACGAATCACGTTGGTGCGAGTGGATGCCCTACCAAAAGGGCCAAGCGGCAAAGACTGAGGCACTTGAAGCGGATGTCGCTCGCCGGACAGCGCCACCCTCAGATGAGCCTGATAGAAAACCGCAAGCCGATCCGGTGCCACCCGCGACCCCCTAATGAACGAACAAGACCGCGCAGCGATTGATGAATGCGAGGTGATACTGCGACGGCTCCAGCGGTCGGGGCCGTTGCAGTTTTCTATCGACGTAGTTTCAAAAGGTGGCACTCTGCCGGAGCCGCGATTCAGGGTCATCAACACTGGTGACCTCGATATGATGATGCCACCGACGACTGCTGAATCAAGCACGCTCGCCGATGTGATGGATGAAGCGTTTCTCTTGTGGGCGGCTGACTGAAGGATCGACCATGCCAGACGAACGTATCCGCCGTGTCCATGAGGCACGCAAGCTCGGCCTTAGTCACCGACAGATTGCCGAAGCAACCGACCTAAGCCGTACGGTCGTCGGTCGCATTCTGCGCGGGGAAATAGTCGACGCCGAGCTACCAGCGATAATCGATGTGGAGCCAGAGTATCGCAAAAAGGCGTTTCGCTGTTCTGGTTGCGGCAATTTAGTTCATTTCCGCCCGTGCGTAATCTGTCGCACACGACGGGCAATCGAAGCCAAGCGGTCCACAAATTGCGTTGTCGCTGATTGAAGTCAGTGATATAACGCGCCCATGAGTAACCAACAGGCCATCGCGCTGCCGCCTGGGTTGCCGCTCCAGGAACCGCGACTCAGTGAAATTGCCCCGTACATCCGACCGGGCGACGCCTTTTTGTTTGAGGGTGAGGGGGCTATGTCCGCCCGAATACAGCGTGATGGCCGCTGCCCGTACTCGCACGAGGGCATGGCGGACATTCACGAAGACCGCATCATCTTGCTCGAATCGCGCGAATATCGTGGCGTCCGGGCTGTCGACTTCGCGTTACAACTCAGCATTTATCCCGGTCATATCTCTTGGTTCCCGGTCGATCGGGAGCACTGGCCCGAAGCCGATGGCGTACGTGCTGCCGATGCAATGTGGGATATGACGGGCCTCGATTACGGTCGCTGGAATGTGATCCGCGTTGGGCTGTCTAGGATGCGTGGGTTACGATTGTTGTTCCCGACGATCACAGACGACAATGCCATATCGAAGTATCCGCCGTATTGCACCGATGCGGTTGATCGTGCGTGGAACCAACAAGGCATTGACCCGACCGACGGTCTGGCAAGCCACTCGACAGAACCGTGCGATCATTACCGTGGCGGGCTGTTCATACCTGGGGCGATGAGGATTCAGCCGGGATGAAATTGAATCAAGATATAATCGACCACATGCTCATTATCGGCGCTTGCTTGGCTATGTTGTTTGTCGGCACATTGCTAGGCGAACATTTAGAAAGAGATGCTGAGCGTCGCACAAGAGAACGCATCACGCCATGCAATTGCTCAGCCGCTCACGAAGAAACGCCGAAGGGAGACTGCTGTGCTGAGTCGAAACCAATACACTAACCTAGTGATTTCAATCATCACCGCCAGTTTGTCGTTTAACATCTTAGCTGTGGTGCTGTACTTGTTGGGAGTCTACTTCGATGAGTAAGACACCTACGATTATGAAAGAATTGCTGGCAATGAGCCTCGAAGAACTTTCACGAGCCATAGTGGACGATGTCAGCGAGGCGGAGAGAAAACAGGTGTTTTTGCCAGAACACGACGACGTAGGAGGTAGCTGCGATGAATGAAGTCATCAAACACGTGCCACACATTGAAGGCACCCGAGAATTAGGCACGAGCCGCTTGCGTGATGGCGATGGTTGCAACGACAACCCACGGATCGCGTTCCACATTCCACCGCTCGGCAACCAGCCGATTGAAATGGGCGATACCATCTTGGTTCACCCTTCGTCGCTGGTGTCTCGCCTTATCACGACCGTTGGCATACTGCTGTGTTTGGTGGCGCCGTGTTGGGGCGCCTCGGCTCGCACGCCTAACTTCATCGTCTCGGCATCATCGCAAGAGTGGGCGCAAAGGGTCGCAGACACGGCCGAGACGTGCCGACGTGAATTAGCGATCGACTGGTTGGGGGCGGAACTGGCGCAGTGGTCGCAACCCTGCCCAATCTCAGTGACGGCTGGCAACATGGGCGCAGGTGGCATGACGCGTTTTGTATTTGATGGTGGCCGCGTTGGCAGGTGGAATATGCGGGTCCAAGGCAGCCCCCAACGAATTCTTGATAGCGTCATTCCCCACGAAGTGACGCACACAATTTTCGCCAGTCACTTCCGCGAACCATTGCCACGCTGGGCCGACGAAGGGGCTTGCACGACGGTTGAACACGCTAGCGAACGTACAAAGCATGACGCGGCGTTGATCCATTTCTTGCGGACACGTCGCGGGATTCCGCTCAGTCGCATGTACGCGATGACGGAGTATCCGCCGGATGTGATGCCCTTATACGCACAGGGATATTCAATTGCGGCGTTCCTGATTGGGCAGGCTGAGACTGTGACAGAGGGGCGCCGTCATTTTGTGTCTTACCTTGAAGATGGCCTCGATGACGGGCAGTGGGTCGAAGCGACAGAGCGGCATTATGGCGTTGATATCGCTGGCCTGCATGATGTGTGGGTTGCATCGTTACAGCCTGACGCCGCCGCTGACGTGGTTGCTGTGGCGTCAGTGGCCACCGAACAGGGTGAGCAACCAGCGGGCATGACGACGCCGGATGGGGCATCGTACATCGTCTACGTCGCAGAGGGTGGCGGGATGCGATCCAAAGCAAGCGGCACAGCGATCGACCCCAACTACGTTATCACGAACGCACACGTCGTGCGTGATGCTCCCGGTGCGCCGATGACGGTCAGCCACCCGGCCACAGGCACGACGGCAACAGGCCGGTGTATCTACCGATCAGAGGGACACGACCTGGCGATTATCAAGACTGACCAGCCGGTGCCGTGGGTGAGTGTAGCGGCGGAAGTGAGCGAGGGGGAGTCGGTTTCACTGGCTGGCTACCCGCATAGTTCGCTGCAACTTCGCTTTCAAGAGTCGCGATATACAGAACGCACTGACCGAGGAACCACGCTTGAACTTCCCAACGGCCGACCGATGGCCTTGTTCAAAGTCCGATCCTTCAATGGTCAATCCGGCGGCGGGGTATTCAATCAATCTGGTGAATTGGTTGGCGTTCGCTGGGGAGACGATTACGGGATGATTGATTCAGAAGGGCGTCGCTGCACCGACGGCACGCACGGCGCTGCGCTTCGCGAAGTACACGCTGCCATTAAGTACGTCAATCAAACGCAAAATTGCCAAATCGGCCAACCATGTTATACGCAACCAACTCGACGGGTTGCACAGCCAACAAGACCGCAACCGAAGCCAACTCGCACGGCCGCATCGATCTACGTCACTAAAGTCGAATTCAACACGCTCATTCAGCAGATCACAACGCTGACGGCCAAGATTGACGCCATCAAAGGCGAGCAAGGGGACCGTGGGTTGCAGGGTGAACCGGGGGAAAAAGGCGCCACTGGTGAACCCGGCCAGCCTGGCCGCCCCGGTGATCCCGGCTCCGATGGCATCACGCCAGAAGTAGACGACATTGTCGGAGCCGTGGCGGCCGCTCTGCCCCCCATTGTGATCGAGATACATCACCAAGATGGCACTGTATCTCGCAGCGAACAGTCATTTGTAGATGAGGATGGCCAAGTGGTCAGTCCTACGTTTAAGATGCGACTACCGTCGCAACAACCCCCTGAGTGAGAGAGAACGAAGATGACACAAGCCGAAATGTTACACGAACAGTCGATGGTCGCTAGCGGAAAGATTGGCGATCTGATTCTGCAACATGCTGAGTCGTTCGCACGAATCCAAGACCTGAACTACGAGCGTGACAAAAACCTAGTCACGATGCAGCAGTCGATGGGCGTCCGCGAAGTGTCCGTCAAGAGCACGCCGGGCGGTCCAGTTTCACCGGGCGCCGGTGGATAATGGCCGACGAACCTACCACGGATGATGTCGCTGCACTCGAAACACTTTCGAGAATATCGACGTCGATACTTGTGCAAGCCGTTGGGGACGCCGCAGCAGCCGACTGGGCGTTTCACAACGGCGAGACAATTCCCACCCCAAAGATCGGCGGACTATTGGATACGATCGATGCCGAATTCGGAATTCGCGACACCGCCGGAGATTCCCGAGCCGAAGCTGACGCATGATTCGGTCTGGCGCAAGGGGCTGGCGCTGGTTGGCCTGCGGAGCTTATCGCAATTGCAAGGCGCCAGAAAAACCATAGGCATCCGCGACAAGATGGCCAGCATTCGTCTTGCTCAGTTGGCCAGCGGCGGTCAGACATCATCGGCATCAAACCCCGGGGCCGCTGTTGGTGACGATATGGGTGACAGCTTACAAGCCGGCGACAACCAGAACTACACGTACAACTATCACGGCGCCGGTGTTGGCAAGATGGCGAGTACGGCCTTGATTGCTGCGGTGCTAGGTGCGTGTGCTGCTGGTCCGATTGCTGGTCTAATCGCAACGTGGTTTGCCGATGATGCGACGCCAGCCGCTGAGTTTGAAGACACAGACACGGACACCCTATACGATCTAGATTTTGTGGAGTAGCACGATGAAACATTCCGAAGCGATCAAGGCTGCAATCTTAGAACAATACAGCCGCGTATGGGATCGCGCCTTTCAGTTGCAAGATGCGGACGCCGATGATTGGCATGTACCGATCAGGCAGTCGCACGTCGCCGCTAAGTACGCCGTCGAGTTGTTGCGGGATTCGTTGCCGGAGTTGCTTGGCGAGACACAGACGCCCGATTTGGAAGTTACCGACGAACCCTAAAGGAGAAACGATGCAGACAAACGAATTAGATGGCAAGGCTGGCTCCATCTTCGCCCGCCACGACATAGACGACGACGGCAATCCAGCAGGCGGCATGACTCACGGCGTCGGATTTATGGTTAGCTGGCAAGATGGCCCGCTGGGCCGTGGTGATGTCCGCCTTCCGCCCAACGGTGCCTTCGTCGAAGACATCATCATGGTGGCGATCGATCGGATTGAATCTTACCAGTTGTCAGAATCTGCCTGTGATGACAACGCAGAAGCAAACGGCAAGCTACTGGAAGCACTGGCGTGCCTAAACCGCCGCACGGCAGACCGCGAAGCCCGCAAAGTCGAAGGCACCCACGCGGTTTGATATCAGCAAGCCACGAACCCTAACCCACGGAGACAATCAATGAGATTTTCAACCATTCTGATTGCCGGCATCACCACGCTGTTGCTGCTGGCCTCGACAGCGGCCTACGCCCAGCCATCGTGCCAGAACTGCCAGGCACCCATTCCCGGAGTGGCAGCCCCCCAGAGCCCCCGGGCGGCTGCTGGCGCTGCTGCCTACTGGCGAGGCCCGTTGGGCCGTGTTTGGGCCCCACAGCCCGTGACGCTGCCACAGGTTCCGTATTGGGGGCTTCCCGGCCGACCGGTGCGGAATACTTGGCGAGCATTATTCGGCCCATACCCTCAGCCGTCGCCCCGGTAGGCAAGGGCGGGGTCGGCTACTCCCCCGCGAAGTCGCGCCTTGTCTGCCACTTGCGCCCGTCGGTCTCCAGGCCGGCGGGCGTTTTTCTATGCGGTCAGCCGTGGTCGGCAACCGGATCGTGATGCGATCTTCAATCGTGGCTGTCTGCGGGCCATCGAGCGGCTTTCGTCCCACGGCACTCCGGCGTACCTATCCCACAATTCGCAGAGTTGGGCCACGAGCCACCCCCTTCCGTGCAATCGCCCGCTCGGCCGCACGGCGTGTCCGGTACTTGCGGTGCGTCTCGATCATTCGCCAGCAACCGCCGCGACAGGCCAGTGCGTAGTACCACACCTGGCCACCGTCAAACTTCCCAGTCCGCCGGACCAGGCGGAACTTGCGACACCGTGATTCGTACGTCATCGTGTCGGCTGTGTAATTCTCCCCCCTTCGTCCGCGCTTCCATTCGATTGCCACTTTCATTTTCGTAACCCTCCGTTAACTAATGACACCCCGTGTTCATTAGTAATTATACAGAGGGTACTTAACACGCCTTGGTCCGACCAACGCGATTACACTTACGACAAATCACGCGTGCTAAGTCGTTACACATGGACTGTCACATCATACCAAGTGTCTAGTTGGTGATTGATGACGTGGCTATTGGACTTACAACACAAAATGTGCGGCAGACTGCCCGCTTGAATCCCGAAACAGAATCTCTTGCTCCCGCGTGTCTGCTTCGACGCGGTGAGCCTTCCGCAAGACGTTTTGCACGAGCGGCTCTTCGACGTCGGTCACCGGGATATGAACGTTGAGCGGTCGCGTGGAGCCGTAACGGTTCGATCGCTTCACGGCCTGATAGTACGACTCGAACGAATCCTCTAAGCCGCTGAATATCTGCCGTGTGGCGACTTGTAGGTTCGCGAAACAACTTCTTTAGCTGCCCTCGTCTACGTCTTCCAGTTCTTGAAGCAATGAATGGGCAAAACTCTCAATTCCTTTTAGGACGCTTGCTTTCGAGCGATCAATTTCGGAGGATTCATCAAGCGAAGTCCATAGCTCCTGGGTAAGAATCCTTTTTGCTTGTAGCAACTTATTGAATGTGTCAATCACATCCCCCTCTGGAGGCACTACCCGAACGACCTCTAGGCCTGTTTTCTGGGCATCGTCGATAGCGGTCTGAATCGCCTCCGACAATGCATGAGCTTCCCGATCAAATCCCAGGTAAAACGTTTTTGCCCTCACAAACGGAGTTGCGTCATCGCATCCTGCCTCGAAAAGGGCATTCATTACGTCGTCCGTCAACTCGTCAACACCCGACAAAACGAGAGTGAAAGAGTAACACTTCACGTCGTTGTTCAGCGCGGAACTATTCTGGATGTTCATGGTAAGCCGTCCTGTTTGCTGTCGTCTGGTTCATAGACGTCGCGTAGTTGGTCTTCCAGTCTAACGATGCGTTCGTGATACGTGTCGCACTTGTGATACATATGGTCGCGGTCATTCTTGCACGCTGCGTATATTCTCCGCAACCGGCGGATTTCAGCGACGGCTTCTTCGACAAATTCTCCAAGCCACTTTGCGTCTACGCCTCGTCGACCGTCAAACATTTCTTCCCAGAGCCGGTTAATCTCATCAAAACGTTCGTCGCTCATTGGCTTAGTCATGGCTTGTCCTCCATTAGTTTCTCCGCCGCCGCGATTGGGCAGTCGGGGGCGTGGGTGATTCCGCGTTCGTTGAATTTCCACGGCCCATTACAGACAACACAAACATCCTCTGGATCGAACGTGAAATTAGAACGCCTGTGATGCGTCTTGGGGATGCGATTCCACACCGCCCGCAGCGTGGCGTTCTCGGCCAGCAGCCGGCGGATTTCTGCGATGTATTTCAGGCAGTCGCCATAGACGTCGTCCCCGTTGGTCAATGCAGCCGCGACATCGTAACCGTCGGCTAAGTCTTTTTCACTCATGCCTTCACACATGATTACCCTTCCGTTGGTTCAGTTGCTCTAACGTTCGATATACTCGCACGACACAAAGATTTCGTCGCCGTCGCGGAGGCCCTTTATGTGTCCCCACTCTATAAGCGCGTGGCTACATCGTGGAATGTGTCCCCACTCATCCTTAACGTAGCAGGAGAATGGCGCGTAACCCCAGCGCACCGGCCGCCAATGAAAGACGAACGGTACACGATCCTTAGCGTCGCTGAAATGGATCGTGAACCACGCCCTGGCGATTCGCTTACCTTCAAGTTCCGGGAAATAATCGGCGACTGACTCCCCGCACAGACCCCTGCCGAAGCGACCACCGGAAACTTGCACTAGATCGTCGTGTTGTATCGCGGCAACTTCAATACGTTGACGCATCACCGGAAATGTGATGGGTTGCCGCGTTTTGGTCGCTGCCATCGTTTCGTCTCCCTTTTTGGTTGGTTATTGTCATTTAACGTGCGACCACGTCCGGCCGTGTGCGATGTTCCACACGGTGGTTGTTCCTACGCCATACAGTCTGGCAATCTCGGCTATAGCAACCTTCACGCGAATCAGGTCTCTTATCACACGAACTTCTGACTCGGTTAGCTTAGCTAGGCCGTTGGACTCGCCGACCGCTACGGTTCCGTGGGTCTCCCTATCCTGCAAGTTTTCGGCGCGCGAACCCCATCTTAAATTCTCTACTCGGTTGTCGATCCTGTTGCCGTTGAGGTGCCGGCATTCCATTCCGTCGGGTCGGGGTCCGACCCACGTCAGCAACACTAGCGCATGGACCGTCTTTTTCGCCGGCACGCCACTGACGCAAGGGGAGACCTGCCTGTAGCCATCGTTGTTGGTGCTGCCCAATAGACGCCGCCACTTGCCGAGGCCGGCACCTGGGCCGGTAACCCGGCAACTGATAAGCTGACCATCGCGACTAACCGCGTAGCCGTCGTGTTCCGGTATCTTCCGGTATTCGACGCCATCGAATAGAATCGTGGCAGCCATCGTGACCTCTAGTCCAGGTTGTGATGTGTTAGAGAAGGCCTCGGCAACACGAGGCCTTTTCGCATTCTACAGGATCAAGCCGGTTTTTGGTAGGCTTATCGTAGGATTCATGCCCGGTAGATTACGGCTTTGACATTCCGGCGTCAATAGTAAAAACTGCGATCAGCGAAAAGAGAGAGCCCATGCCCACCGAAACCAAGAAAAACGACAGCGAAAAGCAGAAGTCGCAGCTAAATAACAGCTTTGTGCGGTTGCTGCGGGATGCCGTGAAGACATGCCCGGGCGCCACGTGGACCGTCGAGCATTGGGGTGGCATCCGTGGCGAGCACCCCGAATGGACGCATCGATTCAGTCCCGTTGGATTCGTCGTCTGGGCTGAGACGGGATTCCAGCCGAGCCTTCGCGATGAAGTTGCGGCGATAGATGCTAAGCTGGGGCTCGACGTTGTCAGCTATGATATCGGCGAAGCCTGCGAGAATTTGGACGAGCCGGATGCTGGCAAGGCTACGTTGCGGTGTAAGATTCTGGCTTCGATTTGAAAGGGAAAACGATGAGCAACAAATACCGCAAGAAACCAGTCGTTGTCGAAGCGTTCCAGATGATAAAAGAGCGTCGCGGCGATAATGTCGACTGGCCAGAGTGGCTAAACATAGCATGGAACGAAGAGTGCGGGACACCCGGCTCGGTATGGGCGAGAAATTATCCGCAATCGGACGGCACCGACCTCCTGGCAATCGCGACGCTCGAAGGCGTGATGATCGTCGACTGGGACGACTGGATCATCCAGGGCGTTGCCGGCGAACTGTACCCATGCAAACCCGATATCTTCGCGAAAACTTACGAGCCCGTCGATGACTGACCCCGACGACATGCTGCGCAACCTTGATCCGACCAGCCGGCATGATCTGCGGTTGCTGGGCACCGCGATCCGTGCGCTGGACGGTCAGAGCCAAACCGTCGCGGATTCGTTAGTATGGTTGGCAGGCGCAACCAAGGATGCGACGGTCAGGGCCGATGAGGGAAAGGAGCCCAACAAAAACACGCGACTGGCTATTCGTGGTTTAAGCGAAATCCGCCAATGGGTTAAGATGGAGTTAGATCACCAAGAAAAGACTGGCCCCGGCGATATAATCGATGTCGAATCAGGCCCCTACGACGTTAGCAACGAAACGGCTCGCCTGCTTACGCGAATTGATGCCAAGCTTGACGACCTCACGGGAAAAGCAAGCGGCGAACAATCTGGCGGCGGTCCTAATGACAGCAGCAACGGGCACGCCTAGCTTCGCCGAGCCGGATGACGTCGAGCATTGGTGTCCGATAACGCCGAGTAAACGGCAGCGGCATTTTCTCGATTTGACTGATCGGCGTGAAGTATTCCTGGGCGGGGCAGCAGGTGGTGGCAAAAGTTTGGGAATCTTAATGGCCGCCTCGCAGTATCTCTCGTGGCCGAATTACAAAGCGATAATCTTCCGGCGAACATATACCGACCTCGCCCAAGAAGACGCGATTATGGACGTCGCAAAACAGTGGTGGCAACACAAGCCTGGCATCTATTGGAATGAAGGGCAAAAGAAGTTTATCTTCCCCAGTGGTGCCGTCATTCGTTTTGCCTACATGGCGCATGAGGCGCACAAACGGCGTTACCAAGGCACGCAATATCACTTTGTGGCGTACGACGAACTGACGCAATTTTCCGAAGGTCAATATACGTACCTGTTTTCCCGGCAACGTAAGCTCCGCGATGTCGGCATACCGATACGAATGCGGGCCACCAGCAATCCCGGCGGCGATGGCCACGAATGGGTCAAGAAACGTTTCATCACAAAAGAAGCCGAGGCTGATCTGCTAGCCGGCAAATACAAAATGAGCTACACGCTCGACAGTGGCCGAGTCTTCGTGCCATCGCGATTGGAGGATAACCCCGGGCTCGACATCGAAGATTACCGTCTGAGCCTCAGCAACCTTAACGATGTCGAACGTGCCCAACTCGAACAAGGCGACTGGACTGTATCGATTGCCGGCATCTTCCCACCCGACGCGATGCGATATTACCAACACGGTGGGGATCACATCTATCGGGCTATCGACATCGACGGCTCAACGCTGGCAGCCGTCGCCGAATCTGAGTGCTTTAGGTTGATGATGATCGATCCGGCTGGCACGGCTCGAGACCGCGACCGCGAAGAGAAAGGCAAGCCGCCAAGCTACTCGGCTATCGTCATCGTCGATATGTGCATGGAGCGCGGCATGGCGTTTCTCAGGCACGTTGAGCGTGTGCGTGTCGAGGCCCCGGACTTAATTACGCTAGCAAAGCGTGTCTACCGGGAGTATCAACCAGTGCTGGTTGGCTGTGAGAACACCGGCCTCGGCCTGCCGATATATCAAACGATGCTACGTGAAATGCCACCCGGCGTAGTGATTCCGTTGGAGCCAGCGTCCAAGAAAGTGAAGCAATTAACAGAGCGAAGTGATAAGCTAAGCCGTTCAGTTCCACTACAGCAGTGGTATAAACAGAATCGCGTCTTTTTCCCGAGCCAGGCCACCAACGCCTGCCCGTGGTGGAGTGACTTTCGCGGAGAGCTATTGCATTGGCGTGGCCTTAAAGACCAGACTTGTGACCAGATCGACGCGTTGGCCTACGCAATCATCTACGGCATGAGGTACGCCGACGAATTCGAGGTGGCCGAGATTATCGATCCGGCGTCGATGCCTTCGATATTCTGAGGCGCAGAAAAAGCCGAGCGGGAAACATCATGCGTCCCGCCCGGCACTACAGGACGCCGAAATCCCTGGGCAAGGGACTCCGATAGAAGCCACCATACCCGACCCCACGGACAGGTAACAGACCAATGCCCAAGAAACGCCGAGGCCGACCGCCGGGCTCGAAAACGAAAAAGAAGCCGCCGCCCGAACCAGTACCGCCGCTGAAAATCCACAACCCCAATGGCGAAGCCAACGCCCGGGCATCGCAGCCGAACAGCCACAGCAGCCCGTATCGAGAATACTCGTTTGCTATCACTGAATCCCCAGAAGACCTTGTGATGCAAATTGCCCGCAAAGACGCGGTGGGCTTCCGAATGATGGAACTTATCGCCTTACCGCCTGAGTCTGAATCGTACCTGACGCGGACAATGGCGGTGTTCGTCCGGGAAATCAACGTCGCGGAGCGGCAGCGTGCCGCAAAGGCTAGGATCGCGTGAAGAAACGCAAGATTGCCTACGTTCGCTGGTGTGATGCTTCTTACCAGCGCGGCGAGATTACCAAAAGCGAAGTCGTCCCGCATATTGAACTAGAAAGCGTCGGAATGTTGATCCGGCAGGACGCGGATACCGTATCAATCGGCCTGGATTACAACCCACTGGACAAGAGTTGGCGGTTTGTTCTGAATATCCCGCGCGCGAATATCGTCTCGATGATTGTGTTCAAGCGGCCAAAAGACGAGGACTCCACGTGAGAGCCCCCCAGACGCCCGCTGAGCGATCCGCGCTCGATGCGTACATTCAGGCAGACGAAGACTACGGGGCCGCTGGTGACCGCAGAGAGGGGGCCAAACGGGCTCTTGTGCGTCTGCTCGACCTCGGCTGGCATGAATGTGGTGATAAGCGGGTTTGCTTGCAACGGCACAGCAAGGCGGGCGGATCGCTGGTGTTTGCGGTGGTGGTGAAGGAAAAGTGAGACCGGGCGATTCCGCACGGTTTGCAGCCGCCCCCTAGTTTCGATACGATGCCAACACGCCCCGCATGGCGGATCGACGCCAGTATCTGTGCCGTTCGTCTCCCAACCCGGCTTGTCCCCGGTTGACTCTCGGCCTGCTGGCGTCTTTTTCACTCTAACGACCGAGAAACACATGAATACCGCAACTCTGGACATTTCTGAGGCCCAGAAAAAGCTCGCTAAAATCGACGAGCGACTCAGCCAGGATAGAGTGATCTGGGTCACGCGGCACAATAAGCGGGCTTTCGCGATCGTGGATGCCGATTTCTTGGAGTCAACCTTTGAGACCATGGAAATCTTGTCTGACCCAGATGCAAGCTCGATGCTTCGGAAAAGCCTGGAAGACATCCGATGTGGGCGCCTGCATGAGCACGAGGATGTCCGTGAAAACTCGCAAACAATGCCCGCTCGTGATGATCGAGTGGGTTGATAGCGTTCAGCCTAAGCCGACGTGGGAGTTTCTCGAAGACGTTAGGAAGCCTAGAGCCGTGCATTGCGTCTCTGTGGGCTGGCTGGTTTCTGATGGCAAGAAGACCAAGAGCCTAGCGCCGAACATGGGCGCAATCAGTGGCTCGGATGATGTCCAAGTATCTGGGCTGATTACAATTCCGGCTTGTTCTGTGACGAGGATGAGGCGGCTGAAGGAACCATAGCCGATGCGCGACTGTAACCTACTGCTTGCCAGCACATTAAGGCTTCGTGTGCCCGGTATTGTGGTGAGTTGCTTTGCGCCGGCATCTTTTCCAGGATTCGTCTTGCAATCCCCCCGGCGGGTCGGTAGAGTTGGCCCCATGACAGCCAAGACGTCACTTGCCGAAAGAACCCACGCCGCGCCCGCCGCCTATCTGGCCTGACGTCTTGGCGATTTTCTGGCCACGGTGGCGGCCGGCGATTTTTTGGAAAGCCACGGAACGGATATGGCGTCCCAATGGATCAAGGTGACCCACGAACTGCCCGAGAAGCCGGAAGTCTATGAAATGGCTGAACTGCTCGATATCACCCCTGACGACGTCGTCGGAAAGCTGATTCGGCTCTGGAGTTGGTTCGACCGCCAAACTGAGAATGGTAACGCTCGTGGCGTTACTTTTGCGCTACTTGACCGTTACCTGAGCGCACCCGGTTTTGTTTCTGCCCTGGAGAAAGTGGGGTGGATTGAGAAGGTAAAAGGCAGTTGGCAGATTGTCCATTTCGAGCGGCACATATCGCAAAGTGCCAAAGACAGAGGACTTACGGCTCTCCGGGCACGGAAATCAAAGACCCGAAAAGGTAACGGTGCCAGCGTTACCCTCTCTTCATCTCTCTCTTCATCTCTCTCTTCATCTTCTCTTTCTTCTTTGAAGAAAGAATTGTCAGACGAGCAAGCGGCGATTCTGGATGAGTGGTTGTTGAAGTGGCAGGCGGTTGGGTTGAAGCCCACAATCCGCAAGCCCCGCAACACCGAACTGGTCACAGCGTTCCTGGCTGCTTGGGCGGACGATGTGAGGCGGGAATATCTCGTCGACCGCCGGGCTGAGGTTTTTGAAGCCATGACCGAGCACAAGGTCTGGATCAACGCCACGGGCTGGTTCGTGCTGCCGTCGCTGTTTGGACGAATCCGGGACGGGAATTGGTTCCAGAAACTGGTCGAGGCGTTTTGGCCGGAAATGATGAGCAACCGGCCCGCAAACTGGCGAGCGACCCGCCCACAGGCAGACTGGAAAAAAGAAGTCGGGCGGGCGATGCCTAGCCGGCAAGATACGGACGAACTGGGGCCGGACGATCAACTTCGATTGGAGGATTCGCGGTGAGTACGAAAGAGAATTTGACGTGGGCAGGCGGCATGGCTACTGGCATAGGGGTGTGCTGTATTGCTGCCGTGATTATCTGGTGGGTGCATTTACTTTCGTATGTTGCTGGGTATGACGCCGGGAGAAACAACCGTCCCGCATCAAGCATGTATACAGGTGATCCGCGCACCATTACAGAACAACCCATAGTTGAGGGCGACGAACCATGACCCGCGAAGACTTCAACCTCTGGCTTGGACTACACATCCAGACATTCCCGGATGTCAACACGTGGCTGGTGTCGTTTGAAAACGCCAAGGCCGGTGATCCGAGCACCAATGGCATTCTCTCCGTCTGGTCCAGCACGCTCAAAGACGCCGAATACGTCGACGTGGTCGCCGCGACAAAGCGGATGTCAAAAGACCTAACGCTGCGCCCACACACACCGCAAGACACTGCCGCATTCATTCTGACGGTCGCAATGAACGAACGTGGCAAACGGATCGCACGCGAACGCGACGCCACTTACGACCAAGTAATGTTGCCGGGCACGGAGACGCGGCCGGAAGATTTCTACGGTCACCTGGATTGGGCGTTCACAAAAAACGGCAGGCCACGTCGGCTGCTGTGCTTCAAGTGTAAAGATCGCGGCCGGTTGATGGTCGTAAGAATGCGTGACGGCAAAGAGCACAAGAGTATAGCGGCGTGTACGTGCAAGCGTGGCGATGAAATCGCTAGCAATGGGACGGTCGGCTGCCAGTATCGGCCGGGGACGTTCGACGATGACGTGTTCGATATTTTCGGCAACCCGTTTGATGGGTCGAAGCCAGAGGTGCCCGCGTGATGTTTTATTACGATGAGTTCTCAGATTTCAGCGAAAACGAGTTTCTCGCAATGTCGCGACGTCTACAACGGTCGGGGCCACTAACGGGCATGGTCACGATATCGACGCCGTCACTGCCACACGCATCGGCTCGGCATTTTGAAGAGTACATCATGCGGAGGGTTGATGCCCGCCGACCAACGAATGCGGCCCAGTGGCGTCGTCCGCAACAATTACTGCTGGAGGATAAGCGATGAGGCTGGCGTGTATAACATGCGACACCGAAGAAGCCGACGGCGTGAAGCGGCGGCCGAAGGGCTGGACCGACGTGGGCCCCGACCCGGTCCCGAAAGAACGCGCGGCGAAGTTGGTGGACATTCCGGCGTGCTCCTTGTTTCCTTGGCCGAAGGGTGCGCGGCTGGATGACGTGTTTTTATACGACGACGAGCCGGGGCACTGGTGGACGCATCTTGGCTACTGCCCAGAATGCAGCAGTGGGCAGCTTGATCTGGACCTAAGCGACTGAGGAGGCGGGTGCGATGACAACAGCAGCCGAAGCGATTGACAGACTTGGTGAAGCATTGACGATCGTTCGGCAACAGCAGATCAAGATACGAACACTCCAAGGGTTGCTGGACGAAAGCATGGATACATCACGAGACGCCGTTGAAAAATTAGTAGCGGCCGCCAAACATATCGCCGAGCTAGAAGCTAATAAGACCACACCCCAGCAATCTACTGCGCCGGGCTGGATGTCACCACCAAACAAAAAGGGAGACGAAACATATTGATTGAAGTAACAAGGCACGACAATGGCGAACTCGAACACATTAACACGACTGAAGTACGCCGTGTGTGCCAAGAGTCAGACAGTGAGTTTATATGGTGGCTCATCGTATTCGATGACGGGTGTGCTGTGAAAGTAAAAGACGATCACGTAAACGGGCAAAACCCATTGGAGCGCATCAAGGCAGCGCAGCAATGGGGCATCCGGGCTCTGATGGATTGCATCGACCACCTGACACTATCTCAGAACGAAGCGAACACACAGCAGCGTGAGTTGTGGGATCGATCGTACGAGCGACAGGGCAAAGCGGAAGCTGATACCGAGCGTCGCCACGCGGAACACTTGGCTGTTCGTGCGGGGGACGCATCGATCGGCGACGCCATCGATCCGCTGGAAACTCCAGAATCCCAAATAGCTTACTGGAAAAGTGCTGCCGACGAATGGGAAAAAGGGCCGTCTTAATTAGGGCCAAACATGATGATTTGTTGGGAATTAAAAATTGAGCCGAACACCAACGCAACGATGCGCTAGCGATGCAAGGGGCAGCCGAAGTGCAAACGATCATCTATTACAGGGCGCTCAGTGAATTGGTTTGCCATTCATTTTGCGTGCAAAACATTGAAGAGCTAAACAGCAAGCAACCATTGAGCCCGATATTAAAAGACACCCCATTCATCAGAGCGGTTGAACTAGTGCTGAGTGGCCATGGCACCCATATCGACGAACCCAAAACGGAAGGCGGTGAATCGTGAACGATAAACCACGCTGCCCGAAGTGCCAACGCTTTGGCATCCAGCAAGGCGAGGATTACTACTGCCGGACGTGCGGCATGTTCTTTGACACGGAGCCCGATGAGGGCGGTGATTATTCGCACAACCCCAGTGGCAGAATGGAAAGGCAAGAGCGGCGCCGTACTGTGCGACGCCGAACGCGATAACCAAAAGGAGAAACACGATGTCAGCAAAAACGAGTAGCCTGAGAATCAAAGTGCCCGTGCGTTTTATGGGCGTGTCACACGGTGTGGAAACTGTATCGCTTGGCGTGAAGTTTGAGCGCAACGACTTCAACGACAAAGAAGCTCTTGGGGCATTGGTCAAGCGACGTATCGCCGTGCGATTAGACCGCGTCAACAGGAAAGACGGCGAGGGGCAAACGAAATTAAAGGGTGTCGAGGACGTGTCAGTGGTGGGCAGTGCCGATACGGCAAGGTTGAGTTTCGGCGCAAGCGATGTGTCCGTACGCCTGACGTTCAATCCGGTGGACCTGGAAGATCAAGAGATCGTTTTGCTGCATCATCAACACGGCACGATGACGATCAAAAGTAGCGGCGAGATACCGGTGGGCAATGTGAGGCCAGAAGTTGATGTGGATGCGGACGGATGAGCAAGCACACACCAACACCTTACAAGTATCGGTATTCAGGCGATGGTTGTTATGAAATAGTCGGTAACGACGAGTGCAGTGTATGCGACTGCACCCCAATGAACCAAAGCCCCGCCGATGAAACCAGGCTGAACGCCGAGTTCATCGTCCGCGCGTGCAACGCTCACGATGAGTTGCTGGCGGCGTGCAATAACATGTTGGCTGTTTACAGAGATTGCGACACTGTGTTTAAGAAACGTGGTGTATTCATCGACGGCGAGCCGGACGCATTCGTAGATGCCGAAGCAGCCATCGCCAAAGCGGAGTGAGCCAACTAATGCGTATGGCCGAATCGTTTGCCTTGATAGCCGAGTGCTGCGCACGCAAGTACGGCTCGCCCTTTCCGCAGCGGATGTTGTACATCGGCACGCCCGATGCCGGATGGTATGTTCGGCTCAATCCGACCAATGAGACGCTAGAAGGCATCGCGCCGTTTACTGCGCACGTGACGTGGGGCGGATTACCGGCAGGCATCATTGATGCCGGTGGCGGAATCATCGCGGCCGGAGAAGCCGCCAATGAAGATACGTTGTGCGAGTGGCTGGAATTGGATGTTAAAACAGAGGTAACCGAATGATCTATCTGTTTGCCAAGGCCGAGCCAACCACACTTCCCGAAGCGATAGTCGCAGCCGCTGGGCTGCTGGTAATTGCATGGATTGTCGGGAAATGGTTGAAATACATGAAAGGATGAACGGAGTCAACCGAATGATAAACGACCTAATCAAACCTGAAACGATGACGAGCTTCATCGTGCTGGGCGTTCCGATCGGCCAACCCCGGGCGAAGTTTCGCACGATCATCACCAACGTAGCAGCAATGTTTGCGGCAATTCTTGTGCTGAGAAGTGCAACAGACTTACATCGCATCGTACGCCAGTTTTGCCGGTCGGCGCCATACACGCCAAAGCACCCCGTCGACGACTACAAGGCGTCCATCGTGACGGCCTACCAAGCAGCACGCCGGCAGATCGATCCGCTCACAGGACCGATTGCCATCACCATCATGGCCGTGTTCCCGCTCACAAAGGCCGAGGCTGCCCGTAAGCGGCCCTATCCGCCACGTTGGCACACAAAAAAACCGGACGTCGACAATGTCGAGAAAGCCGTCCTAGACGCCCTGACGACCGCCGGGGCTTGGCACGACGATAATCAGGTTAGTCTGAAATGGGCGTATCCCGTGATCGCGGCCAGCGGGGATGCACCTCGAACGGAGATTGTTTTGGCCGAATTAGCCGACCATCCGGCGGAATATCTGCCGATGCCGCTGGAATCGAGTTAAAATCCTATTGCAATTGGCCGTGGATGTGGTACAATGAATGCAGACAAGGGGGAGAGAGGGGCACAACGGGAGACGAACAATGACTACCACAACCTTGACAATCAAACGGCCAAACGGCGACCTAGAGCAAGTAGACGTATCGGCCAAATTCCCCGTCGGCCTGAACGACAAGATTTTTGCCCGCATCCAAGACGCAACCCGCGAGGCTGGGGGCGGCGAGGTGCTGAGTTATGAGGTGGCCCGCAGCGACGACCGCAGCGACGACCGCAGCGACGACGAGGCGGCGTGGCACGAGATCGAGCGGCTGCGGTCGCGAGCCGAGGACGTCGAGGACAACGACTACGCGCAGGCTGTCTGCCTGAGGCAGCAGGCTGACGGCCTGGCCGCCCAATGGGTGGCAGACTATCCGGCCGCGGCCGCCGAGCGGGACGCCGCCGCCGATCACCACCGCAATGAGATCGCCAATAGGCCGCTGGCCCGGGCGATGCGAGAGGGCCGGGATTGACCACCAGCCAGGACCGCCGCAGACGACACTGCCTGCTAAGCAACACCACCAAACCGGGAGCCAAAACCAATGATGGACGACCGCATAGATCGCGAGCTAAACGAGGACGGGGCAATTGCCCGCGTCAAGAGCGCACTGGCCGGCGACTATGGCGCGGTGGCGGCAATGGATGCAATGGAGCGCGCCGAAGCCGACTTACAATCGCGGCAGTTGTCACCAGCCGCCTGGGTGTTGATCGGCACGATCGTCCGCCGCACCACTGAGGGCGAGTCGCTCGCCGGCATCTACCCCGACATACTCGGCAACTGCGACGAGGCACACTGGCACGCCGCCATCGACTGGATCGACCGAGACAGTCGCCGGGGAGACACCCCATGACCACATCCCGCAAACCGCTCGCCCGCCGCATCGCCCAAGCCCACAAGGCAAAGGGCCTCACGATGTACGCCGCCGCCAAAAAATCCGGCGTCCCCAACAACTCATGGCAGAGCTACGAGCGCGACGGCTGCGAGCCGACGCTGACCCGAGCCGCCCGCATCGCCGAGGTGCTCGATGTCTCGCTCGACTGGCTCGCCGGTCGAGAATCCGAGTAGGGGCCAACCGGGGCGACACGAAAGGGAGAGCCATGGACGATATCTACATCCCCACCCTGAAGACAACGCAACCGACGGCAGTGAATCGCGAACCGATCGAATACGCCGATGAAATCCGCGAATGTCTCTGGGCTGAGGTGCCGTGCTGGGCTGAGTGTGACGTGATACCGCCGGAGCCTGAGACGTCCGCTTGCGGCGGCGTCCCCGGTTACGTCGAATGGTACGACATCGACGACGTCGAGATAGAATTGGTCGACGCCTTCACGGACGATGTGCCGAACGTCGTTGGGTTTGAATGCAACGTCAACGCCCGGCGGTCGGAAGACGAGGTAACAGGCTGTTTCGTTTGCGCGCTCGTCTTCTACGGACATCGCAAGCGTAACGTTGGCGAGGATCAGCAGATTACGACGCTGGTTGCTCAGTACAGGATCGATGTTTCGTGACGCCGGAAAGGATTACCATGAAGACCACCACCACAACAATCATCGCCGACGAAAAGAGCGACTGGTATCTCACGCGTCAGACCCGAAGGCGAAAATGTTCCAACTGTGATGTGATGGTTCACGCCGGGCAGATCGTGCATCGCCACGGGCCGACAAAGCAGATTGCGCACAATGCCTACTGCTGTGAACGCTAGACGAAAGGTCAACGATGAGCACGACGAATCAAATAAAGCGTCGGTGGATCGCGATGATATTCGATCTGCTCATAAAAGAACAAGCCGCAAGGCGAGCGCTCAGCCTTGGCGATGGCAGCAACTTGTCGCAGATTGAATCCGCCGGGACATACAAGCGGTGCCAAATGTTACGGCGTCGTTTCGACAACGGCGAACGTAGCGACAAGCTAAGGCGGGCAATGGAATCCGAATGTTAAAGGAGAACACGATGCGAGGAAACGAGGCGATAGCCAACGCCGCGAAGAACTGGGCCGCAAACGACGAGGCCGAGGTGGCGGTTAACTTTGAGTGTGGTGATTGGGCAGTCAATCTCTGCCGCGAAGATAATGGCGTCTTCGGTGGCACGCTACGACAGATCGGCGACTTCGATAACCAACAGCCGAGGACTAAAAAATGTGGCGACTGTCTCGCCAGGCGAGACGTCGAGGGAAGCACGCCCGATGAATTGAAGGCGGCAATCACGAAGGCCCAGCGGGAAATCCTCAACGACGAAATCGCAGACGAAGAACGCGAACGCCTCGACGACGAGCAGGCAGTGGCAACAAATTAGACGGATCGCCCACCGGGCACGGATGCCCATTCAAAAACGGGAGACGAACGATGCCAACCACGTTTGAGCACCTTGAACATTTGCGGCTAGCCCATGCGGATGCCATCGCTTACGTGGAAGTCTGCTGGAATATCAGGGCTGGCATGGGAAAGATGGATGATATTGCGGTGGCGAAAATCAACCTCGGCAGAGCATTTGCGCGATGCGACGCCGCCCATGTGGCATATCGCAAGATGTGGGAATCTTATGTCACGAAACCATAATGGGAGACGAACGATGAACGAACTAAACTGTGAGGCAGCGTACGAACAAATCGAACTAAACTGTGAGGCAGCGTACGAACAAATCGAACTAAACTGTGAGGCAGCGTACGAACAAATCGCAAGTTGGAGGACAAATCACTTAATCGCTATGTCCTCTCTGGAGCTAAGTGGACTCAAACGCGTGACGCGTGACGTCTATCTGCAAGGCGTCCGCGACGGCATCGAGTATCACTCGTACTATAAAGGCAATGCGCAATACGTCGGGCGTGGTAGTCAAACACTTAGCACTGCCCTGAATGAGTTCACCCCGCTCGAACAAGAACCCAAGCCAGAAGCCGATAACGCTTGGGAGAATGCTCACACGGCGATGGCCGAGAAGCTTAGCCCTTCGGCAGTTGAGCAACCATTGCCGGTAGCCGAGATTGAAATCTCTTGGGCACAAACCACTGATCCGCCGTCATGGGTGGCGACAACCAGAACACGCGGCGGCAGTGTCTTTTACAAACGGGTGGCGTCCCTCGCAGGCGCCCTCGCTGATACGGCATCGCTCGTTGTTGCCGGTGCCCTCGCCGACCTTGCCGCAGAAGTCACAGGCGAACACGTGAGCCTATTCTCGATCAAGGGCAAACGTGACAGTACCGGTCGCGTAATAGCGACGTGGACAAACGAAGATGCGGAAATCGCTCCGGCTGTCGAGACGACCGCATCGCTCGATGCCGTTGGCGATACGTTTATATCGATACCGCCCGAGACGATCGCGATTCGCGAAGTGGCTAGTGTGATTCACTCCGTCGCACGTGAGTTTATGGATATCCACATAGGCAGCGGCATGACCCGACCCGACTACGTTGATGCACTTGGAGCTATGGCAATCATCGCCGACAAGCTACTCGACAAGCACGGCGCCGAGGCCGCAAACAACAGAGCGGAACAATCGGAGGGCTCCTAGCCCGTAAGTCGCGGCCACTGTACCGCCCTTGTCTGCGGTCGCGCAGGGTTAGGAGTTTTGAAACATCGCCGCATGACGCGGCGCAGGAACCGCGCACGGACGCCCGGCACGTGATGGATCGAGAGCGAAACTCTCCGACGGATCGGACGGCGCTTGGACGAGTCGCCGCTGGGCACGGATGCCCATTTTAGAACACACCAACAAAGGAGAAACGTGATGAAACCAAACCCACCGGCAGACGATCCCACAGAACCCGAGGCCGACGCAACCAAGCGCACACGAACCACGAAAGAAGACATCGCGCAATTGCAAGGGGTAATCGAAACACTGCGAGAAACGCTGTCGGCCGAACGGATTGCACTACGCAAATGCCGCGAACAATTGCAACTTGCGATCGGCGACAAGTACAGCATCGAAGACATCGCGGAGAAGATGCTTGGCTAAGCGGCACGAGCGGCCGCGAACCTGGAGTGAAACACGAACACACGGAGTTGCCATGCGAACAGAACACAAAATCAAATTCCATTACCAACCGGGCTTTTTCTCTGAGTCATTCTCGGCTGAACGTGAGCCAGACAAGAGCGTGTCACAGCAAATTGCCGACGTCATGGAATCTAACAACTTGCGTCGGTTGATATTCGCCTATCAGCTTGTCGCGTATTCGTATCAGACAGCAACACGAGAAGACGGCGAGAAATTCGAGACGCTCACAGATACAGTCGAGGGCAAGACAATGTATCTGAATGGCACGAAGCTGAGCCTAGAGGATGTGAAGGCAGGTGCGGTGCCCGGTAATACAGATATCCTGATTGGCAATATGGAGCGCAACGGGATCGACTACGTCGTTCACTGCCCTGGCATAAGCACGTTTGAATATGACGACGCAACCTGCGGTCTAGCTACAGCCGGTTGAAGCCCGGCCATTTCAAACACGAAAGGAAATCTCGAATGTATTGGAATGACCAGTAGGAGTCACTGTTACACGACAG